CATCGGTTGTATCTACAGCACCAAGAAAATCAAAAGATGAAATAGCATCAAAATCTGCAACAGAATCTAATGTTTCCGTAGATCCTAAAACTAAACCATTAACTTCAGAACTGAAAAAGCAATCTACTTTTGTACCGCCAAAAGGAGGTGAATCTGTATCTTCTCTATCGTTAAAAACAAGTAGTTTTGGTAATGGATCAGGGTTGACAACAACAACAGATGCTTCACCAGAACTTAATCTGCCACCATCATCTCTGAATTTAAGAATATACTCTCCATCAATAGCAGGCAGCATTGTTTCACTTACTGATCCTGGTAAGGCAGGGATTAAGTCAACAGAATTAGTAAACGTACCACTACCATTTGTTAAATTGCTATGTCTTACAACTACGTTTCCACCATGTAATACATCAATATCAGTAGATTTATCAAAACGTAATCTCATTAACTGATCTGAAATAGTTTCCACTCTTAGATTTTGTACATCACCAGGCAATGCAGTTTTACCAACAGATGTAAATTGTATTTCATTTGGTCTTTCACTTAATTTATTTATTGCATTTATAGAAAATACTCTAATGACAAACTTACCTTTCGTAATATTATCTAAATCAAAATCAGTAGCCTTTACCTGTTGATTAATAAAATTTCCATTTTCAAATTTATATTGTAGATAATATCCAATAGCACCTTTAACAGCAGCAAAGGATATAGATAATCTTGCAACTGCTTTATTATTAATAACGATTAATGATTCAGAAGCAGTTAAGTTTTCTGGTGCAGGTAGTTTCTTTGTAATTAAAGTAAAACTTTTAGCTGGCAGAGGTGTTCCATCTTCTACAAAATCGTATTTACCACTATTGTGTGATGCTGCTGTGATACTGAATGTAAGATTCTCCTGCTCCTGTACGTTTACAACTCTCCAAGTAGTAGGTTCAAGTGTTGTATTTTCTATAACCCAAACGCTGTTAGCTTGTGGAACGGAAGAAAAGGCAGAGGAAACAGTGACAGTAGCACCTGATATACTGCTAATCTCTTTTGTCTCAAGCGTTCCATCAGATAAGATTACTGATAGTTTTGCAGTATTTGAAGTAACAAGATCACTAGATGCTGTATCATCAACCTCTATTTGAGTTGTACTGATACCTGTCTTAATTCTTCCTCCTCTTCTAACTCCCTGTTTCACCTCGTCTGCTACTGATATTATCTGTCCAGGACGTACCAATACACCTGCTTCAGCAGTAATACTAAAATTAACTATTTCAGAAGAATTATTTTGGTTAAACAATAACCATTTCGCCATTCTTGAAGCCTGTCCTCTGGATGTTGTGGCAAAACTTTTTATAGTCTGTGTCTTTATTCCATACCTTGACTGTGCTGTTGTGTCATCTACTGTCTCATAGTCGATAGCTTGAGTTGTCATATCAAAGAAACCTACATTTATCTTTGTAAACTTACCCTTCTGACTTTGATTGCTATATGAAAAACCACCTTCAGTTACGTTAGAGATATTGAAGGTATAGACAGGATCAGATGGTCTATCCTGTGAAATCGTAATACTGCCAGCTTCATAAAAAGCCTGTACTCTCATCACAGAACAAAGATCCTGTATAAGTTCAAATGCTTCCTTCTGATTATTTATATTTACATTGCAACTGAATCTAGCTTCTGTTCCTCCATCTCCATTATCAATAAGAGTTGAATTATATTCAGAAGCAGAATAAAAAGCAAATTTATCTATTGCTGTCTCAGGAATTGATGCACCATAACGTGTATTAGTTAAGACATCATATAAAACCCACGCTGGATCGTTTGTAAACTCTTTATCTGTCTTTAACGTGCCATTGAAACTGCCACTGAAAGATAAACTGCCATCAGACCTTACAGTTGCATTATGTGGAATCTTTACCTTTATTCCTCTTATTCTGTATGTTCTTGTTGGTATTGATCTGAATGATTCAGCATTAAAACGTAAGCCAACGTGTGCAATATCTACATAAGCTCTCTGTTCTGCTGTTATCTCTGTAAAAGATGACCAACTAAATTTATTTTGTAAATTAGTATCGGTAGAATCATTAGTAACTCTAGTGACAGTGGCAGTTATTGGATAGCTGAGATTTGATAAACCTTTAATAATATAATCTCTAAAATACTGTGTATTTGTCTTACCGATTACAGCACCTTTTGTTCCTTTAATAACTCTATGTTCTGTACCATTATTCTCTGTAATTTTTATAGATAGATTGACCTGTGTACCATTTGTAGATCCATCAGAAGTATTAAATTGCTGAAGAGAAGGAAAGACAATAGTAATTCTTAATTTATCTATCTGATTTGCTATAGATCTTGATACTGGTGTTGCCTTTGTTACTTCAACACCGACAGCAGTTTCAGATTCTATTTCATTGATAGTATCTAAGGCAGTCTGACTGGAAGTTCCAAATCTAGGTTCAAAACTTATATCTTCTCTTGTAAAGTTAAAATCACCTTCCGTTAGATTATTAATATCTGCTGATTTTTTTAAAACTTGAGTTCCATTTAGAAAGACATCTTTGAGTGCTGCAATATTATATTTATCAGTTCCCTGCGTCAAGCCTGCTTCTAATGGTGAATGAAAACCAGCAATCTCTCCTTCTGATAAAACATCTATAAGATCATTTGATTGCTTACTGGATAATATTGAATCTGTAGTAGTTTGTATGCCATCAACATCACCTGCTGTTATGTTTGCACTATTCTGTTTTGTAAAAGTAGCATTACCTGATGTGGAGACAGAAGTGCTACTTGAAACTTTAAATTCTGTTGTAGAGGTGACAGAAGTGACAGTTACATTCTCTGTTGTACCAGAACCAGATGTAACGTTTAGGTCAACAACATCACCAACAGCTAATGTTTCCGCACCACTGTGAGTGACAGTTATAGTATTGGTTGATTGTGAATAAGTACTAGATTGTGGAACATCCTCTTTATAAAAACTAACTATTTCGGCTGAAACTGTAGCAGAAGTTGAACGAGTAACAGTGAAAACAGTTGATGAAGTAACTGAGGCTACTGTTAGTTCTTCTCTGACTTCAGTAAAATCTGAACCAACATTAAGTATTACATTTAAAACATCACCTACATTTATTGTCTCACTACCATCATGTGTGATTGTTACTGTTGTTCCTGACTGACTGTAACTACCAGTTTCTACAGTGATACCTTCTATTTCAACTAACTTTCCAGCAGCATCAAATACAACATCATCACCTAATGAACTATTACCAAATTCTTTTAAATATCCATCTAGCTGCTGATCTGTAATTTCACCAAAATAATGTGATTGAAAAGCATCTAATACAAAATCTCCTTCAAAGTGACTTACAATAGCTGCCATTAAACAGAAACCTCAATCTGGTCTGTATCAATTCCATTTGATACATTTATACTTCCAATAAAAATATCTCCATAAACAAGAGGTAATGCAACACCTGCTCTTGATACGTTTGTGACCCCACTAAAGGCAAAGTTAACAGTGGCATCTTCTGGTTCTAAAGATGAATTAAATTTAGGCTTTGGTGT